CGTGCAGCAGAACTATCAGGTACAGCATCTATAGATTCTGGTTCAGAAAGTGTAATTGAAATACAAAATACCACAGGTATAGATAATTGGAATTCTGATTTTGCTATTAGTTGTTGGGTTAAAATACCTACATCGCAGAGCGTATCATCTAGTTTTACTGGTCCAGTAAGACCAGGAACCCGACGTACATTACAATCTCATACTGAAAATATTATAGCAACTAGTAGAGGATTTGTAGATCATACAGGTCATAATTCTATAATCCCATGGGAAATATCTGTTGTTAATGATGGTATTGGTGTCGAAGGTGAAGTAGGTAAGATATATGCAAGACGTGGGCAGTATGATGATGTATTACTACTATCATCTAGTCTATCACATAATATAACCGGCTCAGAAGATGTTTGGACACATGTGCTATTTCAAAAAACAGGATCTGAATTACAACTTTTAGTTAATAGTGGATCAACAAGTAACGCGCCTAGTCCAGAATATAATGCTTGGACATACGGACGCAATACAAGTAGTGTTGCTATGGCTACAGGATCTGATCCATTAGCTAATATTGATATCACATCACATGCTAATATATGCATTGGTGCACAGCGCGCTGGTTTTAAAGAGATATTTCACGGTACAAAAGATGGTAGAATACCAACTAGAAAGAAGAATGTAAACTATATAAAACCATTATCAGGGTCTATTGATGAGTTTACAATCTATAATCAAGCATTAAATAGTACACCATCAAGTATAGACTCAATAGGCCGCAAAGGGCCTATAGAGAGTATCCACTTCCACGGCACACCACATCCATATGCAGGTAACATATTTTATAATCATGGTATTATTACAATAACTGATAATTATAGCACAAATGATATGGTGTTAGCTGTAAATAGCTATACACTTACATTTTCAGGTTCACATGATATAACAGCACATTCTTATAAATGTACCGTTGAAGATGGTGAGTATAATATGACGTTAAATCCAACAGCACGTAAAGGATACAGTATACATAATCCGAGACCGCAAGGATTTGTAACAGGTTCTGATTTTACACCTTATATTACAACAATTGGATTATATAATGATGCTAATGAATTACTAGCTATAGGTAAGCTAGCACAACCAGTAAAGAGTCCAAAGGATTTTGATATAACATTTACAGTAAAATTTGATACATAGTATGAGTCATTGGTTATATAAAGGGAAGCTACTAGAAGAAGCTCCAGAAGAATATTTCGGTTTTGTTTATTTAATAAAAAATAAGAAAACAGGTAAAAAGTATATTGGTCGAAAATATTTCGGGACAACTCGTCGTGTTAAAGTTAAAGGTAAGAAGAGACGTAAAGTTATACGAAAAGAATCTGATTGGGCAATATATGAAGGTTCATCTAAATCACTAATACAAGATATACAAAAAATAGGTAAGAAAAATTTTGAGTTTACTATTTTAATAATGGGTGAAACTAAAGGTCAGGTTAATTACCTAGAAGAAAACATTCATCACAAATTTCATGTATCTGCTAACAAAGACTTCTACAATGATTGTATAGGTCCACGTAGATTTGCAAAAGTTCGGTTTGATGAAAGTGTAGCTAAAAAAATTAATGATATAGTTGTTTAGTTTGTAAAAATATCTTATATTATAGTATGGGTTTATTGAGTATACTAGAGACTGTGTTAGGACGGTCTAAGAAGACATCGGGAAATAATGTTTCATTTAAATGTCCGTGTTGCAACCATTATAAGCATAAGTTAGAGATTGATTTATCAACTCAATATTGGCATTGCTGGGTTTGTAACGCTAAAGGACGTAAACTATATACATTATTCAGAAAAGCAAATGCATCTAAAGTTCAAATAGATGATTTGAATAAAGAGGTAGGTAATTATAAGCCTACACGAGTATCTCTAGATAAATCCGCAGTAATGCTACCACCAGAATTCCAATTAATACTTAATGGTAATAAAAATAATCCTGAATTCAGGAATGCGTTACATTATCTAAAAACAAGAGGTATTACAAGAGAAGATATTGTTAGATATAATATAGGATATTGTGAAACAGGTGAATATGGTGGTATGGTTATAATACCTAGTTATGATGAAGATGGTAAGCTAAACTTCTTTACTGGTAGAACATATTACAAAGATGCATCATTTAAACATAAAAATCCTAAGGTTAGTAAAGATATTATTGGATTTGAATTACTAATTAATTGGAATGAGCCTATAACAATTGTTGAAGGAGCATTTGATGCAATTGCAGTAAAGAGAAATGCAATACCTTTATTTGGAAAGATTGTTCTTGATAAGCTAAAATCAGCGATAATAAATAATAATGTTAAAACCGTGTATATAGGATTAGATTCTGATGCTAGAGAGAAAGCGTTAGAGATATGTCAATATTTTATTAATAACGGTGTAACTGTTTATCTTATAGAGTTAGGAAATACAGATCCTAGTGAGTTAGGATACTCTGAGTTTACAAAATTATATAATACTACAGTACCACTCACTGGCAGTAATTTAATGATGAGAAAGATGGGGATAATGATTTGATTATAAAGAAAATCAATGTTGGATTTGACAAATTAGATAAAATATTACATATTGCAGATATTCATATAAGAAATTATCAGAGACATACAGAATATAGACAAGTATTTAAAGAGCTATATAAAGGTGTAGATGATTTACCTGAGAATGCAATTATATATGTCGGTGGTGATATTGTACATAATAAAACAGATATTTCACCAGAGTTAATATCAATAACATCTGAGTTTTTAAGCAAATTAGCAGATAAACGACATACGATAGTTATAACTGGTAATCATGATGCGAACCTAAACAATACAAGTAGACTAGATGCGTTGACTCCTATTATCAACAATTTAAATCACCCACAACTACACTATCTAAGAGATTCAGGTGTATATAATATAGCTAATGTACACTTTACAGTATTCAGTATATTTGATCCCCCATCGGAGTTTATTAAAGCTGATACATTTAAAGCAGACACAAAAATTGCATTATTCCATGGTCCAGTAAAGTCATCAAAAACGGATATTGGGTATGAAGTTACAGGAGAAGAATATACAGCTAATTTATTCGATGGGTATGACTTATCTCTGTTAGGAGATATACATAAGCGTCAATATGTTGATAAAGAGAAGAAAATATGTTATCCTGGATCACTAATTCAACAAAATTTTGGTGAATCGTTTAAGTATCATGGATATGCTGTATGGGATGTAGCAAAGCGTAAACCTAAGTATGTAGATATATTAAATAAGTATGGCTTTTACACTATTGATATAAAGAACGGTGTTTTACCAAATATTGATGATATACCTAAGCAACCGCGATTAAGAATTAGAACAACAAACACTACAGAAGCGGAATTAAAGAGTATTATAAAAGATATTAAGAAGAAGTGCCGTGTACATGATATAATTACTATAAAACAAGACAAAATAAAGGGCCAAGCTAGTACATCGCGCGCATTAACACGAGATGTTAGAGATGTAAACTATCAAAATAAACTCTTACAGGATTATATCGAAAAAAATCATGATATCGATGGTGGCATTATGCGTCGAGTTAAATCTATAAATAAAGCGTTAAATAACTTATTACTTAATGAAGATATTACTCGAAATGTTACTTGGAAGCTGAGACAATTTAATTTCTCTAATATGTTTAGTTATGGTGGAGGAAATACTATAAACTTTGAAAAAGCTAAAGATGTTATTGGATTATTTGCTCCTAATCACGCAGGTAAGTCTGCAGTATTAGATTCACTAACATTTTGTATATTCGATAGATGTAGTAGAGGTAAGTCTGCTGCAGATATAATGAATAACACTAAAAATACGTTTGAATGTAAACTACACTTTGAAATAGATGGTACAGATTATTTTATAGAGCGTAAAGCTAAGAGAATACTCAAAGGTTGGATGAAAGGTAAAGTTAGAGTTGATGTTGATTTTTGGTATGTAGATGAAGAAGGTAATAATGTATCATTAAATGGAGAGCAACGGAGAGATACGGATAAAAATATTAAAGGGTATCTAGGTGAATATGAAGACTTCATTCTAACAGCATTATCAGTCCAAAATAATAATACTGGGTTTATAGATATGTCGCAATTTGAGAAGAAAGATTTATTATCTCAATTTCTAGATATAACAGTATTTGAACAATTATATACTCTTGCTAATGATGAAATACGAGATGTGCAAGCATTATTAAAAGATTTCGGTAGTACAGATTACTCACAGCAACTTATCGATGAAGAGGATAAGTTAAATAAAGATACTATGCGACATAATGAGTATCAGAAAGAAAAGCAAGTCGTAGAAGATAAGATTAAATCAGTGCAAAAGGATATATTAAGTAAGACTAAGACTTTACATAAGAAAGTACCTCTCGATGACATAAATGTATTAGAGTTAGAGTTATTAAATCTAGAAACTCAGGTAAATACTATAAGTTCTAGACTTGAATCTGATGAAACAATAGCAGATGCTAATAAAGAAAAAATTAAAAAAGCTAATAAAATTTTATCATCGTATAATATTGATGACGTCAACGAGCGCTATACAATATATAATGATACAAAGCGTAATATTTCAACTTTAGAATCAAAGCGAGAGCGGTTGAAATTACAAGTAAAACATAAGTTAGAAAAGTTAGCAACAAATAGTGAGTTTGATCCTACTTGTGAGTTTTGTAGAAAGCGTGAGAGTGAATATATTGAAATGTCTAAAGCTGTTAAACTAGAGCTTGAACATGATAAAGGTCATGTAGCGGAAGTATTATCTGAGTTGAAAGTATATAATGAATATATTAATA